ACGGAGGCCACATGGTAACGCTAGATCAAGTAAAACAGTTTTTAGATTCATCCTACGGGGTTTCTATCCCTGATTTTATCCTGCAAGCTGCGATTGATAGCGTTGCCAGTGTTCAGCCATGCCTTGATGGTGCTGGTTATACTGCTTCAACTATGTTATTTATCCAGCTTTACGCGGTTGCAATCATTGCCAGCTCTGCCGATCCGCGGAAACTTAAGTCGCAAGGCGCACCAAATGGTGCTAGCCGGTCGTTTGAGTATGGTAAGAAAGGCGTAGATTCAATGCGTGTAAAATTGCGTGAGCTGGATACAAGCGGTTGCACTACTGCTATCGTGGGTAATTCAGCGACAAATAACGCTTTTATGATGGTTTTAGATGGGGGTTGCGCTTGATGGATATTATCCAAGAATTTGAAGGCTGCAAGCTTACCGCCTATTTATGCCCTGCTGGCGTATGGACGATTGGTTGGGGCAGTACTGGATTGGGTGTTAGCAAGGGTGTTGTATGGACTCAAGCAGAAGCTGACGAGCGCTATATAAAAGATATGGCAGTATTTAAGGCGGGCGTTCAAAAGCTTGTTACAGTTCCAGTCAATAAAAATCAGCTAGAAGCACTTACTAGCTTTGCATATAACCTAGGCATTGGCGCGCTAAAGGGATCTACTCTGCTAAAGTTTCTGAATGATGGCAACTATCAAGCAGCCGCTAATCAGTTTTTAAGATGGGACAAGGCCAATGGTAAAGTTTTAGCCGGTTTAGCGCGTCGTCGCGCTGCTGAGCGTAATCTATTCTTAAAGGCCGTTTAATATGTCATCAGTCGCAAATTGGGCCAACACCGGCAAAGCAACTATCTGGCGCTGCACTGGAACAGATGACTGGACTCACGTAAAAACATTTGCGCAGCCGGTTATTATTGCCGTGAGCTATGCCGTAAAAAACGAACGCATGACAATGGCTAATGGTCAGGAATTTGTGTCTACTATGAAGTTCTGGACTGAGTATAGTTTGGCTGGGCAGGGCGACTATTTAGCTGTGGGTGAATTTACTTCTATTTACAATCCGTTACTTGTTGATTCTTCAGAAATTAAAGCAGTATTGCGCGACCAAGATGTATTTGAGAATATCGCAGACGATTACACACTGGTTACGTGATGGCTAACAATAAGGTCACAGTTAGAAACAATATCGGCAGCTTCGTTACTAGGCAAGAAAGAAAAATGCTTGGAACCATGCATAAGATACTTATACTTGGTGGAAGTCATGCGGCGTTACTAACTCCAATCGGTGATACGTCTAACTTGATTAATTCTGTATATCGTGAAGTTGAAAATACAGGATCATCTGTTGTTGGTAGGCTTGGCTACACTGCAAACTATGCAAAATACGTTCACGATCCAAACATAAAACAAAAGTTTAAACGTGCTACTGCAAAGAAAGAATTTCTAAGGCTTGGTTTTGAAGAAGCTAAGCCACTTATTGATGCGATTGTTGAGAAGGATCTTGCGGTATGACACCATCAGAAGACCTCAAAAATTATCTTGAATCCACCGGACTATCCACTGGGTTTCGTGTGCAATTCGGCATGTATGAAGCAGACAAGGCTACTGATAAATATCTGGTCATTCGGCCGCAAAACGGTGGTAATGCAGAGTTAATTCGCTATCCGTATCACAGCATTATTCTAGCAGGTGAAGTAAATTCGTCAAGATTTGCTTTACTTAGTAAAGCTAATGCTATAATAGAAGCTATGCGTTCAAACAACCATAGTTCTGGACGGATATTTAACATGCAGTCGAGCGAGCCAGTATTTTTCCAGACGGATGACATGCGGCCCGTATTTGAGCTGTCCATTGAAATGCTATACAGTTAAAAAGGATTTTTTTATGTCAGCAATGGTAGGGCGCGATACGCTTATCGAATTCGCAATTGCACCTGAAACGGCGCTAGTCAACAGTTTGGTGTGGAAGTCTCTAGGTATGATGCGGTCTAAGTCGCTATCTGACAAATGGGAAACGATTGACACTACGGCAGATAAATCACCAGACTTTACTAAGACAAGCTTAGTGTCATTTAAGGCCGTTTCATTTAGTGGTGATGGCGTTACATACACAGAAGACTCATATAATCAAGATGAATTTTCATCTAATGTATGTACAATCCCGGCAATTAAATCAAACGCCGCTAAGGTTTGGCTGCGTATTTCTAATGCAAACAAAGTACGCACTGGCCCATTTATCGTTACTGAATGGTCTGAAGAAATGCCTTATGATGGCGCTTGCACATGGTCTATCAGTGCAGAATCTAATGGTCAAGTTACCGTACAATTACTATAAGGAATAATTATGGCCGCTATTACAGCTATTTCAGCAAATAATTTAACCGATTTTATTGATGCACCAGAAACAACACTGACTGCATCGGATACAATCATTTTTAACAGCACGAAAGTGCAAATCTTGCTAGTAACCAACACAACGGCGGCCGCATTATCACTAAAGATTGATGGTGATGCTGGTACTACCGTTCATGTCCCTGGTATTGGCACTATCGACGTGTCAGTCGGTAAAACCATCGTAGTGCCAGCAACAACGGGTAGCAAATTGATCACCCTGTCAACTATTTCTGCATACTGCCAAGGTGTAGTCACACTTAGCGGCGCGTCAGGGGCTAAAGTTCGGTTGATTGAGTTGTAAAAATAAAACCCCTCTTTTTAAAGAGGGTTTTTTGTTAGATAATCAAAGAATTCCAAGCCGCCGACGTGCACTTTATCTGATGTTTGCAGTCATCAATAGCATTATGTCGAATTCCTTGAAAAACTTCATCTCTAAAGTCATAGCCTGTTTTTTGCTTTGCAATATATTGCAATGTTCGATAGTCCATATCTTCATTGTATTTAATTGGGTCATCAAGACCGCATGCTTTATATGCGCTTAACAGCCATACGTTATCGCAACGAATTCCATTCCCCCATAAAAATACTTTCCCGCTGCAGTCGCGTCTAACGGTCGCTACATACTCGGTAAAAAGCTCAAGCGCATACCTTAGATCGTATTTTATTTTTGATCCAAAAACAGCATTTTTTGCTGCTCGTGACTGCTCTGCCCACCAATCAATCGTGGATTGATCTACGGTAAGGCCGTATTGATAGTAGTTACGATGCTCAATATGAACATTAAATTCTGACTTTGATAATCCAGTTGAAATATCGAATTCAACAGCAGAAATCTGAGCAATGACAGGGTTAATCCTGTTTCCTAGTGTTTCAAGGTCTAGCATTATGAATCTATCCTGCATTTTTCTTGCTCCTAGTTAATGTACATTACTATGCGTCATTAATTATCTACTGTCAATGCTATAATACAAAAATATTCTAGGGGCGAGCATGCAAGCATTGACAGAGATTGGCCAGATAGGCGTAACGGATGATGAAGGTAACTATTTTTTATTCAATCCTTCTTTTGAAAATATCGCTAAAATTGGCAATCCAAAAGAGATTGTCCAATATTTCCACTGGCTACATAACGAGCGTATGTGTTTGTTGGCTGCTATGCGCGTTATGAGGGTTTGCTTAGAGCACGATGTTTATAGTGACAAATTAATCGGTTGGATTGATGGAGACAAGGATAGTAAAACTTTTGACAAGAGGATAGATGGATCTATCCCTGATGGTGAACTCATCATACTGGCCCGCTCTTTGATGACTGATGGAATTGCCGGGCGAGCTAAGCCAACTGGTAAATCAGGAGAAGGTAAATACAGCGATTCATTCGACGCTAGCGAGTTTGTAGACGCTGCTATGGTACACTTAGGCACCAGCGCTGCTGATGCTTGGCGATTGACTATGACTCAATTTCAGCGACAAATTGAAATGAAATTCCCTGCTAAAAACAAAGTCGATATGACAGAAGATCAATATAAGAAAGCCAAAGCTGAGTTGATGGCTAAACGAGAAAGGGCAGGGCTATGAGCGAAAACGTTGGTGGGATTGAGTATGATGTAGGCTTTGATCTGTCTAAGTTATTGGCTGGTGAACGTCAAATTAATTCAACAATTAATAACGTCACAAACAATTTTAGCAAAATAGAGTCAGCAGTGAAGCCATTAGCTGGCTTGATCTCTGCTGCATTCGCGACAGCGGCACTAACTGCTTTTATTAAAGAAGTAGCAACTGTTCAGCGCCAATTTGACATTATCAATGCGGGTCTTGTCACTGCCACTGGCTCCACACTAGAGGCAGCAAAAGCGTTTAAGGTTTTGCAGGATTTTGCTGCAACTACACCCTATGACTTACAGCAAGTAACAAAGGCTTTTAATCAGCTTGTTAACTTAGGGTTAACGCCGTCTGAGCGCGCGTTAACTAGCTACGGGAACACTGCTTCGGCAATGGGTAAAGACCTAAGCCAAATGGTTGAAGCGGTGGCAGACGCGGCTACTGGAGAATTTGAGCGACTAAAAGAATTTGGTATCAAATCAAAGGCAGAAGGCGACAAAGTTTCTTTTACATTCCAAAATGTAAAAACAACCGTTGGTAATAACGCGCGAGAGATTGAAGAATATCTAACAAAGTTAGGAGAAAACAAGTTTGCTGGTGCAATGGAGCAACGCGCAGCTACGCTTGATGGTGCTATTTCTAATCTGGCTGATACATGGGGAATGTTGTTCCTAACTATTTCTCAGTCTGGAATTGGAGATGAAATATCTAGTATGGTTCGCGTTGCTATCAATGTTTTAGGTAATTTACAACAAACAATTGAAAATGAAACAACTCAGTCAGTGGTTGGTTTAGATAAAGAATCTGAGGCACTAAAACGTAATAACAACATCGCCAAATGGTCGGCGCAGACTATCGAATCATTAGCTGGTTTTGCTGATGCAATTCAGGTTGTATGGGAAACAATCAGCGTTTTAGGCCGCAATTTAGCCTTTGTGTTTCAAGGCATTGGCTCTGAAATAGGCGGCATTGGCGCGCAAGCGTCGGCATTGGCTCGTGGTGATTTAGCTGGTGCAATCGCTATTGGTGACGAGATGAAGTCATCAGCAGCTGCTAGACGTGCTGAATTAGATGCTGCCGACGCTAAGACTTTAGCAGCAAAGGAAAGCTGGGGCGATAAGATGCTAGCCACCGCCAAACGCATTAGAGAAGAAGAATCTAAACCAACAGACACTACTGATCGTCTGGCGCAATATGGGAAAGGCGGCAAGGTAGATAAAGGCCCAGATAAGAACGCAGAAGCTGAGGCTAAGAAACTAGCAATGCAGCAAGAAAAAGGCTACCAAGAGTTGTTACGCCTGCGATCCGCTGCTGCTACTGGCTTAGCAAAGATTGACGCGCAAGAGTTAGACGAACTGGATAAAATAAATAAGCTTAAATTTAAGAATACTGAGCAATACGAAGAAGCAAAGTTTCTTGTTGCTCAAAAATACGCGCAAGATCGTGTTGCATTTCTTGAATCTGAATCAGATAAGGAAGTGGCCATTCAAGAGAAAGTGCAAGCGGCCAATCTTGAAGCGCGAAACAAGACGATCGATGTTACAACAAAGTTCCGTGGTCTTGATCCGGTAACCGCCCTTGAAGATGAATATAAAGCAAAGCTTGAAATTGTAAATCAGTATGAAGCAGAAATGGCGGCGGCTGGGGTTAATGCATCAGCAGAGGCAACAGCAACAAAATTACAGATCGAAACAGATTACAACGTTGCAAAACAAGATTTAGCTATTCAAACATGGGCAAAGCAAAGCGAGATCAACCAATTTACGCTGGATGCATTAGATGCATTCGGCTCTGCTTCTTCATCAGCTATTGAGGGGCTTTTAACTGGCACTATGAGCGCGCAAGATGCTATGCGCAGTCTTGCATCATCCATACTTAATGAGGCTGTTGGCGCGCTTGTACAGGTGGGCGTTCAATATGCAAAAAATCAGATCATTCAGCAAACGGCAGATCAAGCGGTTGCGGCCACCAAGCTTGCCGCGATAGCCACCACGACCACGGCGCAAGTTGCATCTACCGGTACAATGGCCGCAACATCAACAGCAGCAGCGGGAGCTGTCGCGGCAGCTGCGGCCCCTGCGGCAGGGTTAATGTCTATTGCTACACTTGGTAAGGCTGCTGTGATTGGCGGCTCGGCATTGATCGGTACAATGGCACTAGCAAAATCATTTGGAGGCGGTCGTAGGTACGGCGGTGCGGTTAATTCAGATAGTATGTATAGAGTAAACGAATCCGGTGCTCCTGAAATGTTTACAGCAAACAATGGAGCTCAGTACATGATGCCTACGTCAAACGGTAACGTAACACCCGCCAATCAGGTCGGTGGCGGTGGTGGCGTTACAATCAACATTAGCAACTATGCCGGCGCAGATATCCAAACAACAACCTCACCAAATGGTAAAATGATTGAAATAGCGGTACGTCAAGCAGTTCAGGCCGTTGGTGATGGGCTTAGGTCAAATACTGGCCCAGCATGGGATGGCTTAAAAGCCGGTTCAAACGCACAGAGTAAACTATGACAATTATTGCTTATCCAGTTGGTTTGCCAACGTTCTTATTTGCTGGTAAATCACGCACCCAGCCCGCGCAATTTACAGAATCAAACCCTAGGCGCGGGCCTGCATACACTCAAAAAATTGGCTCAGATATGCCTGTTTTTTGGGATGTTACTTTTAGATTTAATGAGGATGATGCGCAGCGGTTTCAGTTATGGGTGAAGCTATCAAAATATCTCGATAATGGCCTGAATGAATTCATTCTACCCATCAAGACAGAATTTGGCCTTGTAGATCACACATGCCGATTTTTATCTACTGGCTTCTTGGATGCAAAGCAAGATAGCCAAACATCATTCACATATAACGCCACTATCATGGCGCGTAAATTGGTCGTTCCTAAAGAATATCTCGATAATGGTGATTTTATTGTTACGCTGCCAGATTGGAAGAACTACGCCAGTCTGCTGGATATTGCTATCAATCAAGAATGGCCGACTGTTGAATATGTGGATATTGTTAAAGATGGTGTGCTGCATGAAAAAGCCGTCTTTACTCGTGCAAGCGGTGGTACTACTGAAATTACACAAGGGGTATTTACACAAGCCGGTGTTAATGAGCCGCGCTATAGATGGTCGTATGGATATAAAGAGCTACTGATTGAAGAGGCCAGAACCAACCTTGTATTCCCTTCTGCTGTTGGTGTTACGCAGACTAGGACGGTAACAGCTACCGCGCATACATTGTCATTCTATGGTACAGGTACAATCTCATTGTCTGGATCAAGTGTAGGATCTTTAGTTGGCACTGGCGCAAATAACCTTGTGTCGCTAACATTCACGCCTAGCGCTGGCAGTTTGACATTAACAGTCACAGGTTCGGTTACTGAATGGAATCTAGAAGCTGGGGCGTTTTATACGTCTAGGATTGTTACTACATCGGCGGCGGTTACTCGGGCAAAGGATGTTGCGAAAATAAAAAATTCAGATTTCTTATTAAACGTAAACAATGGATCATTTTATTGTGTTTTTTCTGTAGTAGATACTCCTAGTCTAAAGACTATTTTAGGAGCTGGAGGATCACTAAGCTTTTGGTATTTATTTGGAAATGAACGAGCAAGATACACGGATGATTTGGGAGCTACCTCAACAATAGAGACATCAAACAGCGCATTTTTAGACAAAAAAAATAGTTCATGCATATCATATGATCAAAATGGTATTTTGATGGTTCTAAATGGTGGATCAGTAGTACAAGGAAGTAAGTTATTTCTATTCTCTGATGATTTTATTTCAATAGGTTCGATGAATTCTGGACAATCAGCACTAAATAACGGCATATCAACCCTACGTTACTACACAAGAAAACTATCTGCTTCTGAAATTCAGGCGCTTACATCATGAACAAGAAAGAGTTCTGGACAACAAAGATAAATAGACCTGAATATTTCACGGTGGCTTTCTATCACCCTGATTTTGGATATTACCGCTTAGTAGACCATCAATTTAACACGGTAAATTTGGGTGGTAACGATTACACCCCTTGCAGCATGAAAATTAACCCGCCGGATATAAGCAAAGATCCGGTTAGCTCGTTCTCTGTGTCATTCTCGCGTTACGTAGTAGGGAGGGAGTTAAAACAGGCATTAAATAAGGTTTCTACTGCGGGTAAATTCATTCCCATCAAGGCCACATATACCCATTGGATAGGATCATCTATTGATGATATTGCTTTCAGTATTGATCTTTGGGTTTCTGATAAAGGCGGAATTGTGTTCAGCAAAGAGTCGGTAACCATTAAGGCATCAGACGACAATCCTATGCGGCTTGATATCTCCTCTATTTTCACAATCGAGGACTTTACAGGTCTTGAATTGACATGACGCAAGAAGAATTTATTCAAAAATCGATTGGTATTCCTTGGGTTAAACACGCACATTCATTCGAGTCAATGGATTGTTACGGCCTTGTCATGCTGTATTACAAGCACGTCATGGGTATTGATCTAGGAGTGATGCCTATTCGTGACATAAGCGAAGGTGGATTTGAGGAAGAATCATCAAATTGGCATGAGTCTCTACCCGCTCAGGCGGGCCTTGCATTCATGAGCTTTAAAGGTGGAATACCGAGTCACTGCGGGATTGTGATTGATGAATGGCATGTAATCCACTCAGGCGGTAACGATAAAGGCTATGGATCTGTTAAAATAGATAAAATTGCGTCATTAGAAAGATTATTCGGGAAAATGAAATTCTATGCTTACAGTCTATAAAGATCCTCAAGCCGCGATGATTGGCGATATTTATGCGCTTGATCATTCGCTGACTATTCAAGAAAATATTGCTCTGCACGTTGATAGTGGCGCGGATTATACGCTATGGTTGAACGGCAGGATTATTGATAATCCTGCTGAGTGCGAAGAGATGGATAGATTGGCCTCTGTCTTTGATGTGGTTAGATTAGCCCGTCGCCAAGAAGGTATTGTTGAGGTGTTAGTTTATGCTGCAATCGCTGTTGTTGCTGCCATTGTTGTTGTTGCACTAAACCCAAAGCCTGACATTCCAAATAATGTTGGTCAAGGAAAAGATTCTCCTAATAATAAATTTACCGGCGCTACAAACCAGTATCGTCTTTATCAGGCTATGCCAGACATTTACGGACGTGTTGTTAGCTATCCAGACTTGATTCAACAGTCATTTTATGAATACATCAACAATGTAAAGTTTATTACCGAATGGATGTTTGTCAGTCGTGGTACTGGTGATGTTGCAGTTGTTCGATCTGCGTCTACGCCATTTACTGATATTACTAATGCGACGTACTCTATTTTTAAGCCAACGTGGAGCGCAGGACAGTATCCAGAAGACGGAACAACCACGGTTACAAATATTCGTGAATCATTTTCTACGCCTGATGTAAATGGGCAGAAGTTACCGCCATTATCTACTGCTGAGGCACTGACTGGTATCGGTAGCTGCACATTTTCTGTCAATAATTTAACAATGGTATTTTCTAGTGGAGACTATACGAGTTTAGATCAAGTATTAGGCGTTACTGGAGGAGTGCGTCTAGTATTTACTTACAATTACACCTCAGGCAGTTCGACATTATCAGATGCATTTAATGCTAATTGCAATTTATCATCAAACACAGTATCTGGCGGGATAACAACAGTTGTTTTTAGCGGAGTTATTCCATCACATACACCAATTGACACTACGCTATCTATTTCTATGCGTAGAAATAATGGAAATAAAGTGCCAACTACCACCTTTACCTTGCCTATCTCTGTGTCGGTGCTGCAATACAATTTTGCAATGCTTAGGGGGTTAAAGTGGAATAACGATGCTGCTGCTACGGTTACATTCAATATTGACTATTGGGCTGTCGATACAAACAATGCAGAGAT